TCCTAGAGGTATATTCACGCCATCCATCGCGAGTGACGAGAAGTCAGTCAGCGGAACGTTTGTTATATTGAAGTTTGCAACTGCCTGTTGAGACGTAGGATCGCCACCTGTTGATGGATAGTTCTTTAAGATACCAGCTTTGACAGAGGCCGTACCATACGGAAGCTTAGTTGTCGCACTAGCACTTGAACCGCCTGGGTGTACGCCTCCACCGAAACGGCCAGAGTAGTTCGTCCACGTAGATTGGCCGACAGCGCTCATAGCACCGATGTACATAAAACTACCACCAGATGCGGAGTTACTCACCTGAGTCCCTGCCGGATGAGCAATACCAGCGTACGGAACATTCAAGGTGATGACATTGCCGGTAATGCCGCCGTTTGCGTAGAAGTTAACACCTGAGTAGTTACGGGAGTAAGTATTAGCGGGCCATGTATAGCCTTTACCATCTGTATAATCCCAGAAGATGATCGCGCGAAGATAGGTAAGTGTTCCAGCCGCGTTGTTCCAGTTAGTCGCATCAGTAAGAGTTACGGTTGTATCACCAGGGTTAAGGTCAGCCGCAAGGGTTGTCAGTGTGTTAGCTTGAGCCATGTAGTTATACGGACTGATAGTAAGGCCGTCAGCGTCATACGGTGCTATGAATGAGTAGAAGTTGCCTGTGCCTGCAACCTGACGATAGGCAAATGAAAGTTCGTAATACTTATATGGGTCAACAGGGATGTTTTCATCAAACATCGCCGCACCAGGGAAACCGACGTTTGTGTACATAGAAGCAAGCGCACCGACTGGATGATCTGTAGCATTATAGGTAAATAGACCACTGGTAAAGTTATAGTTGTTTCCGAGAAGACCAGAACCGTTTGTAACCAGCCCAGGACCTCGCGATGCAAGGTACTGCGTTGATGTGAGGCCGTACGTACCAACACCAGCAGCGCCACCAGCGGAGGTCGTAGGGATGGAGCCTGTGGTGGTAGAGCCAATACTTGTTAGCGTACCAGTTGTATCTAGGAGAAGTTTTGCATTGGCTTGAGTAGAATCTGCAGAAATACCATAGCTGGTCGCAGCTGCGCCGCCGTTATAAAGCAGGCCAGCATACCAGTTGGCTGTCCCAGCCGTTGAGTACTCAATAGCAGCAAGCCGTTGAACAGCTGCTCTATCAATATCTATAACAGTCGCACCAGTTGTATTAGTGTTCTTTGCTGTAACCGCAATATAGTTAGTTGTACTGTTTCCCAAGCCTACAACACTTGGTGCCGTCAACGTTCCGGTCATCGTATCGCCAGCCTTTGCTACCTTAGCATTAAGAGCAGATTGTAGATCAGTTTGAGAAGAGAGGGTACCAGTAATACTGCCCCAGGTACTACTACCGCCAGTACCCGTACCCTTGGTTATTGAAAGTACTTTACTCATTAGTTAATTCCCAGATAAGATACACCCTCGCCGCTTACTGATGAATCTATGTTTATAGTAGCAAGATCAGCAATATCAAGGTTCACCGTATCACCTGCAGCAAGTTGTAACCCGTTTGCTGCTGCGACAGTAGAGTTACCAACGTAAATAGTACCAGTATTTGTTACGAGTGCCTTCACAGTAACAGATTTTACAGTTGTAGAGGTCGAAAGAGCGACACGTGTACCAGCAGTTGTAACAGTCTTAACGCCATTTAATATGGAGGTTGGGACTGTATTACCAGAGCTAATTGTCAAGAGAGAACCTGTACTTGGGTCAACAGACACTGGAACTGAAGTAACGCCATCTACTGATGACACACCAGCTAGTAACGGGGCGTGATTGGGGCCAAATGGTTGTACTTCATTAGTCCATGCCATAAATATAAAAAAGAGCCTTTAACGGCTCAAACCTTCTAGGGCCATTATATCACTCATAATCCATACCTGCGATACCATAACTCATTCTAAGCCGTCGTTCTTTCTGTATAAGATTATTCTCTGTCCGACGTTGTGCAACTTCACGGATATTAACACTCGACTCACGAGCCTTTAGTTCAATATCTCTATTATGATATGTAGCCTCAAATGATGCCATTGTCTTTTCTTTAGACTCTATCTGGTCTGACATATCCTGCAGGTTGTGACGGTAAGTTGCAGCCTTACTTGCGTAGGAGTCGTTAAGAGCGGATAGCTTAAGATTAGCCGTAGCAATATCCTCCTGCCTTGCTTGTAGCTCTTGCTCAAGCCGTATGACGCTCGCTGACAGTTTATTCTTATCCTCCTGGACTAAGTTAGCTTCGGACTGAAACTCAACAAGACGAGCATTACAATCAGCTATAGCATCATCTGTCAGAGTCTCTTGTTCGGCTCTGTAACGCTTTGCCTCACTAATCTCATCATTTATAGCACTAAGTTCTCGACGTTTAACAACCAACTTCTTATCAATCTCATCCTTTGTAGCCTCAAACGATGATAATGCCCGCTTCTCCTGCTTCTCAAGATCAGCTATATTCCGCTCTACCTCTGTAATACCACTCGCTTTAGAGTCATAAATGTCTGTAATATCTGCTATCTTTGTGCACCACTCATCATAAGTAGCCTGCTTTGTCTCTATCTGCTTCGTAAGGATGTCTATACGCTTTAGGAGAGTCTCGTCATTTAATCGAGCCTCTTTCTGGGCTACAACCTTCTCACGAGCGTCTAGTTCAGTCTTTCGCTTTTTCAGCTCTGACAACAGCTGCAGGTCTTGGGCTCTCACTCGTTAAATCCTCTTCTACGTTAATTTCTGGTGCTTGATTATATTGGCCGAGGACGTCTTTCTTACCAAGGAATATCTTTGAAATCATAGAATCTCGTGTTGTTGGGTCATTCCAGTTAGCGCTCTGTGTTGATACAAGTTCACCCATAGCGATCTTGTCTTGAGTATTACGTTGACTGATCTGTTTAATGAGGGTGTCGATCACCTTATCAGCTTCATAGGCTGTAACAAGCTTTGTTTCACCAGGCATGAGGCGATAGCGCTTCGGTGTGTTGTGCATGACTGTATCTTTGTGGCCTGGATAGTCAGAAAAAGTTTCAATGTCAGAAGGCTTAATGAACTGGTAGACAACAGGTTCAGTATCGATATTCATAACTGTCACAAAGTCCTCTGCACTATACAACTCACGAAGGCGCTCACCTAGTGATTTATTGTCATTAGCACTCGAAGGCGCACCGTAGTAATCTCCATCCATTACTTTTTCTCCTTGTTATCAATATTAGCTATCAACTCATTAAGCAGATCATACTTGCCCTTTAGTTCAGCGCACTCAGTATCAATAGTAGTGATTTCAGTCACGTACTTGGTCTTCGCTTCCTGTAACTCATTAAAGCGTTGCTCAAAGGCAACTTTCTGCTTTTCAAGACTGGCCTTATTCATATACGGAATAATAGCACATCTTGCATAAAAAGAAAAAGACCCACGTGGGGCCTTAATCTCTTTGTTTGTTTTACTAAGCGGCAGTCGTGACAGCCGTCCAAGTAGTCGCACCATCTGTATTCACATACAGGCGGGTTGAGATTGCTGAGGCAGTCGTGTTGCTATAGATAGAACCCTTAGGGGCGCTGAGTGATGGTACACCAGCTCCTGAGTAGATTCCAATAGCACCAACGAGGCTACCACTAGGAAGCGCTACGCTTCCCGTGGCAACCAATGGCTCATTAACACCAAGGCGAATACCGTTCTGACGTATAGCGGTGCTATATAGTCCTGAATCTTGTGTCGACATTCGTGTCTCCTTAGTTAATGTTAAGGTCGATTAACGCTGCACTGTTAGCTGCTGAGGTTTTAGCCCAACCAATGTTACCAGTCGTAGCTGCGGTAATGATAACGTTACCAGCAGTACCGGCTTGATCTTGAGCAACGCCAAGGCCGATAGTTGCAGTTGTAGCAGATACCTTAGCAACACCACTCGTTTGTACCCAACCGTAGTTAGTTACTGATGCAGTGTTAGGTACTGCGACAATCGTAACACCTGCTGGGGCGTTTCCAGTTGTCGATGGAGCTGCACCGTTCCACTTGTTAAGAACAAGGTCAACAGTATCTGTACCAGGTACAAGTTGCGTGACTGTTGGTGGAAGTGGGTCTGCAAGCAACAGTGTGATGTATCCACCGTTACCAGCTGCAGTGTTGCCTTCAACTCGGAGAGTGTAGAAACCATCAGCAGATGAGTTTACAACTAGCTCGTTGAATTGGTTAGCTACAACGCTTGTTGCACCGTTGGTGACAACGAGGTTACGTGAACCAGCTTGTAGGTTGGTTGTGCTCTGTGTGCCCATACCGACTGCTGTAACAGCAAGTCCAGTAGAGTTAGCAGGTGCAGCAGGTCCAACAACTAGCTTTCCAGCATTGATGGTTGATGTACCACCAAACTTTGTGTAGCGGAAATGGCTTCCGTCCTCAGTAACACCAAGCGCACCAAGCTGATCTAATTGACTAGCTGATAGTACGTTAAGGTCTGAGGCTGTTAAATATCGTGGTCCGTTTTGCATAATATACTCCTAGTTTCCTGTGATGCCAGTTAGTTTACCGTTACGGCGAGGCTGTCGGTCGATCACGTTTCCTAGCAAGATGACAACACCTACTTCACCAAGTTGGTTGATAGAGCTCATCATGTCTCGGAACTGGAAGGCTGAAGGGAATGGAACGTCGGCGTAGAAGCCTTCCATCTTTTCGACCGTACCACCGATGTCGCGTAGTTCAGGTGTGTGCTGAACAGCGAAGTCCAAGTAGTTGTCGTTTACCCAGAAGAACGTACCAGCAGTTGCTTTGTCGTCAGCGTATACAGGGCGTCCGCGCCAGCTGATTGAGATGAACCCACCAGCAGCACTTAGTTCTGTGTTTCGCATTGGAACGCTACCGTGTGGAGGAGTCTTACCGTCAATACGGTCATAACCCTTAACTGAAGTAGCTTCGTAGCGAGCTGAGAGCATAGGTTGCATAAGACCTTCAAAGTAAGTCCAGATAGCCTTTGATGTAAGGCCAAAGGTAGGGCTCTCTGACGTTGAGCTTGCAGCACTTGCGTTGTCGAACTCACTCGAGATGTAGGAGAGAGTAAGAACACCGTTAGTAACAGCAGTGACGTCTGCTTTGAGGAATGGATACGTTGTACGTGACAAACCACCATAAGTAGCGGCGTTTGTTCCATCGTCAATGATGTTTCCTAAACCATCAAAGGCTTTACCAAGACCAAAGCCGTAAAGCTCAGTTCCGATACCGTCAGCCATTGAGATCTTAGCCTCGTCCATTTTAGCCGTCAGGAGTTTAATGACTTGAGACTCCGTGTTGCCGTTTACAGCAGCTTCAATGCCAGGGATGACGATTGATTGTGAGTAACCTGTAATCAGGAAGCTCATCTGCCTTGTGTTGTTAGTAGCCGCTGTACTAAAGGTGTCCATACCGTTGAATGGTCCACCAGTTGTACTAAAGGCTGTCTGGATTGGCACGTTGTACGTGACACCTTCCCAGTCTATCGTCTTCGATAGAAGTCGTGACGTGAAAACGTTTGAGTTAGAAACGTTATCTACCAACGCTGGAAGGATGTACTGATAGGTAATATCAGTGACACGGTTGGTGAATGTTTGTCCAGCCATTATTACTCCTTAGTTCTGTTAATAAAAAAATACAGGGCCTTGCGGCTCTGTACCTTATGTGGATGATTATAGGGTTCTATTTTTTGCTTGTCAACGACTTTTCTACTGGCTTGACATCATACTTATCAAATAGTTCTTCCACAAGTCGACTGGCCTCTTTATATGAGCCAGGTAACATGTGGTTAGCTATCTCATTTGCAAACTTCTCTGCTTGGTCAGCACTGATATGTCCAAGTCGCTCGAGTGACGCAATAAAAACGTACATGTAATTGTTCATATTCTTCCCATCTTATATGCTTGATAAATGTCTTGTAAGCTTGTGCCGGAACGAATGCCTAGCTTCTGCTTTTCTGCTTCTGCACCTTCAGGGGCGCTTACCTGCTTAGCCTTATCCTGACGCTCATTGTTTGTAGGCTTTGGTGTCTCCTGCTTGATTGCCTCAACCTTTGGGGCAACGGCAACAGCATTACGTGCCTTAGCAGCGTAGAACTTGTCTGCTGCATCACGGTAGCTAATCTTATACGTGCGGCCTGTCTTTTGGTATGCTTCAAGATAGGCTTTGTTAGTTTTCTCATAAAGATCATAAATCTCATTGGCTTCTTTGACTGCTGGGTCAGTATTGAACTTAGGGTCAGTTGAGTCATATTGAAACTTAGGGAGGACACCTTCACGTTGTAAGGCTGTGATGTCAGACTGTACATCAATAGCATCTTGCGCTTGAGCTTCCTTAACATTACGGCTCAGTTCCTCTTGGCGATATTGTCCAACAAGTTCACGAGCGTTTATCTCTTGAGCAGATAGAGCTGCGTTAAAGGCTAGTTCAGCCCGCTTAGATGCAAACTCAAAGTCATCTGGTAAGTCCTCTAGACGCTTAACGGTAAATGTCTTGTCCTTCTTGCCTTCTTCGTGTCCAACAACCTGAATATTAGGTAGGTTATCAAGCACATATTTCTGCCAGCTTTCGAGTGGTTCCTGCTTTGGCTCTGGCTCATCATCCTCTTCAATAGCCTCAACTTCAGTCTCAGGCTCTTCGACAGGCTCTTCAACTTTCTTCTCTTCCTCTTTGGGCTTCTCTTCAGGGATAGACTTGAGTAAGCTATCCACCTGCTGATTAAGAGGACGCTTACTATCAATTACTGGTTTCTGCTCTTTGACTTCCTCAACCTTTGGTTCTTCAACGGTAGGGGTCTCGACAACAGGTGCTGTCGGGGTTACTTCATCTGCCATGTAGTGTTCCTCTGTTTATAGTTTAATGATACTAGAAAGGTGGTAATTGTCCAACATTGCCAGCGTTCACTTGCGGTTGCTGTGGGTTAAGATCTGGAGCTGGCATCTGCTGGCCAGGAGCTGGTGGCTGTGCTTGCATGATTGCTTGAACTGGTGAACCAGCCTGTGGTGGCATCATTGGAGGTTGCTGCGGAGGTTGCTGTGGTGGCATGCCCTGAGGGCCTTGTGGTGGCATACCAGGCATTGGTTGACCCTGCATAGGCTGTTGAACAGGTTGCATGAGTTGTGGCTGGACAGTGGCCATGACAGGTGGTGGCAACGGTTGTGTTGGTGGCTCTTCGGCTTCTTTGCCAGATATATCTTCGAGAGTCTTTCGCATCTCTAGCGAGTCCATCGCCTTATTGATGAAGTCAATGACAGCCTGTTGGACCTTTGGCTTAGCTTTTAGGAACTCATCAGAGATCATATTGTCACGCATTTGCTTAATGTAGTCTTCGGTTGGGTCATCTCTTTGAACTACCTTCTTACCAGCCATAAGTTCTGTAAAGTCAACGATAGCCTGGCGGTCAGCTTCATCATTATCAACGTCCATCGCAAGTTTCATTGGGTCAGACTTCCATTTAACGAAGTTATCATATAGTTTCTGTGGTTGGTCCATATGTAGGAGTTTGTAGACATCAAATGGACTAAGGATACCGATCTTACTAAGGTTCATAGCAACAGCTTCTTGGCGCTGTTTATCAAATGGTAGTGTGGTTCCAGATTGTACACTTACAGTCATACCTGCTTCAATCTTATCTTTGTTCATTTCAATGAAGTCGAAGTTACCATCGCCACCATTAACAGTTGCGTAGTGCTTATCAGTGTACCAAACAGTCATCATTTGGGTTAAAAACTTAAAGTACCTGTCCATAGCGTACTCAATACCACGGACAATCTTGTCTTGGCGGCCTGATGCTTGGTTCTTAATCATCATAGCTTCAGATGCAGTCTTAGTCTGATCTCCATCGCTACCAGTGAACTGTGACGGCGTACCAAGGATTGAGTGAATAGTCTGGACAGTTGCTTGCTTCTCAGTGATAAGTTCACTTGATACCATCTGAGGTGGCAGTTGCATAACGACTTGATTAACGGCCTGTCCTGGCTTTGTCTTTACGAGCAGTAACTGGTTAGGGTCACCAGTAAAGTTCTGTGCATCATCCTTTGTCATAGCGTGGGAGTCGATGACCTTGAAACCATTGGCCGTAGACAAGTTATCAATGATCTGGCGCCCTAGCTTGTTAAGAATCTCCTGTTGCGGTATAGCTTGCTCTACAGCATTTGTCTTGTCATACCAGTGAGAGCCATCGTTAGTGATGTTAAATGGTATAAACGGCTTCATAGGCTGGTCAAGGAAGTTCTTACCTTCGCCATCATAAAGCCAGTTGATGTTCTTACACTTATCAAGAACAACACTACCGATGTACCAACAGACAGCCTCTTGTGGCTTGTTATCTTTATCGAAGTAGGTAAACCATACTTCCCTATAAGCTACCTCAGCACTGACATTCTTTGTACCTTTACGCTGGATACCGAAGTATGTCATAATTTCTTGCTCTTTTTTAGGGAACTTAGCGATCAAACCCTCAACAGTATCTTTGAGTACATGACAGATAAAGCGTGGGTTCTCACCCATCTTTGCCTCTTTAGATACAATCACATGGTTAGGGTCGACGACTTCCGGTACGATCTCACCGTTCTGTCCATAAAGAGGGTCCCAGCGTAGCTTGATAAGACCAATATACTTCTCAATCTCGTTGTAGACAGCACCTTCCATTTTGCGTGGCAGTTCAAACTTCTGTGAGTGTGCGTAGTGGTACTTCTCAAGGTCCTTAGCGAGTACAACACTCTCAGGTGAGTCATTAGCAGGGTAGACTTCAGAACGTGGCGTCTGGGCGCATGTGTAGGCAAGGATGGCGTCGACACCAACAAATAGTTCGTTATCAATAAATGGTGTTTGATGACGATACAACTTGTATTCTGCAAGCTGCTTACCTTCAAGCATTTGCATGTTCTTTAGCCTCTTGTTCTTGAGGTTAAATTGACTAACGTCATCATAGTATGACTGTGAATCTTGAATAGTTTGGTGCAAGTTCTGGATGATGTACTTATCGTCTAGATCAAGTGTGAGAAGCGGTATATTTTCAAGTATGCCGTCTTTGCGTCCGAGATCATCTATATCGTAATCGTTCTGTGGTTGGCTATATAGTTGGGGATTCATTTATACACAAAAAGCCGCATTACACGGCTTATACCTTTCCTTGAGTTTATCATCATTGATAGTAAAAGTTATACATTATTCCACAATTTGAGCCACGACATTTGATTTCTATCTTACCCATGCCACGTGGTATCTCCTTTTCAGGATAGCTTTCACCCTGCCAAACAACTAATATATCTCTGTTAATGTGAAATAAGCGGTTACGACATCGCATACAGAAGTACGGTACAGCTTCTGTCAGGTTATCTCGACTAAGGATAATATTGAACGTGAACACTAGCCGTTTCTCCAGTCCCTATTTATATTTTGAGTATCATTTAAAAGTTTGCCAACGTCAAGACCTGTACCTGTGATCGTACCGTCTTCATTACCACGCCACTCAACCTTTTGCTTCTCATCTGGTGGGCTAGGTTCAACCCACTGACTGCCAAGATCAAACTGGCCCTTGAAGTTAACACTAAAGAACTCTGTTTGTGTGCGATGGTGAGAGGTCCAGTCGTGTACTGGCTTAGTAATAGGTGTTACAGCCTGCGATGTCTCTTCTCTCTTGGGATAATGTGAGTTCTTTATACAATCAGCCCACCAACGCGTGTAATCAGTATCGTTGACCATGAGGTGTGAGAACAAACGCTTCGTTGCATCCCTACGAGCTACCCAGTCGTTCTCCTTCTCATTAACCTGTACATCAATGCCATGCTCTTCAAGGATTGCGTAAGCAGATACACCACTCTCAATATGCCGTTGCTTGCCGGAAGGGTCACCAAAGAATATAGAAGGCCGCCAGTCCTTCATACGCTCAATAAGTTCTAACTCCTTAGCTGTATATTCAAAGTTATGCGCTTTGCCACAGTGAGGGCAGATGGGTATATTGATACACTCACTAAGGCCAAAGAATGGGAAGTAGTACTCAATGATGTGGTCACTTGCCTCAAACGCTTCAACGAGATTTACCCACTCGCTATTCTTAACAGGTTGCCAGTAACCAAGTGCCACTGCATCAAGCCCGAGGTCGATAGATACATAGAGGGGTAGCTTCTCACTATAGTCCTCCTGAACAAATGGAACCTTTGTAATCTCCGGATAAGGGCGTCCAGTCGATGAGTACTCCCAGCTAATGTCTAACTCGTGTAATACTTCTTCTTCGGTACGCCTTCCCTTTTCATACTCATACCAAGCATCATTCTTGTGTGGGTGTAAGCGCCAATGCCATGTGCGTACTTTAATCTTTGCACTAAACCTCAGTACCTTTGAGTAACTTGGTTGGTCTGGTGGCGTTGTAACTGCCTGTCTACATCGTGTTGCGTCACCACCTGCAGCCCAGCTTGCACGTGCATCTGGCCAGAAACCAAACTCGTCGTAGAGAATATCTTTATAACGTCCAGCACGTGAGAAGTTACTATTTGATGACTCACCTTCAATAACGTTACCGTTCTCAGGGTTAATGAGCTTCATATACGTCTTGTGCTTGGATAGATCAAAACCCTGTGGCAATATCAAAGGGTCTTTAATGTTACGGATAAAGTATTCCAGCTTACCAAATAGACTCTTATATGTTCCACTGTCGACATACTCTTCTTTGCGTGAGCCGAGTAGTGATTGGTAACCATCATCGTTTAACCACATCCAAAGGCGTACAGCGAGCGCTAACCATGATGCACCCATATCACGTGACTTCTCATCAAATATGTCATAGCCCGTGCGTATGGCATCCACAAGGCCATTAACGTAGTCCTTTTGAAATGGATAGAGCTCAAAGTCTAAATGGTGCGGATAAGCTTCTGGTCGTGGATCAAAGGTCAGTAGATAATGCTCAATAAAGAATACACAGTCTACCTTAGCTCGACGTCTGTCGGCTTCTGCGAGCAACTCCTCAATTGGAATTGTCGAGGTATCGTTCGATTCGTTCACGTATCTCCTCGTCTGTGAGCTTCTTAAGGGTATTAAGTGACTCATCGCCTGTTGTTATATCAAGTGCCTGTGGCGCTCTCCCCTCAGTACGATCTGTAACCTCTTTAAGCCAACTAAGCCCTTTACGAGACTTGAGTTGTGCGTTGTAAGCCTTCTCTTGTGCCATAGTGCGTATATCTTCGGGATAATCGGTAAGCCACTTCTTGAATTCTGACACCGTCATTCTATCCATTAGGTTGAGCTGGTAAGAGTAACTATCCTCTTTCTTCCAGCCTCCTGGTGATTGATGTTCAGGATGATCGCCGAAGCCACCTTTACCATCGGGGTTTCTATTCATATCTTTATCTTGCTGTGTAGTCATATTAATTTATAGCTGGTGTCAGCTCCTCCCAGTTATCAGGTAGTTCATTGTTGTTAGTAAACTTAGCGTAGCGTTTGCGTATTACATCCACATACTCCCCTAACTTGCTAATAGCTGGTTCACTAGATACTTCGGGTGCTTCATCTTCCTCAACCTCAGCATCGTCACCAAAGTCGTTAGGCACATCTAGCCCCCACTCATCAAGTTCTTCAGCATCCCACTCATTCGCAAGTACATCCCAGTCCCATTCACCGCCCGACACATTGTCTTTGATAATAAACTGTTTCTGCTTATCCTCAGACCAATCAACAATCTTTACAGGTACTTCTTTAAGCCCAGCCTCTTTAGCAGCCTTGTATCGCATATTACCACCGAGTATGATGTGGTCTTTGTTGACTACAATCTCACGAGCCTCAAGCATTTCAGGAAAGTCTTTTATCGATTGGACGAGCTTTGTAAACTTATCATCTTTAATAAGACGAGGATTATTAGGATTGGCCTTTATACCATCGATAGCCATTTTCATATACTATTATTATAGCATTTTATGTACAAAGAAAAATAACCCCTTGTACGTGTAGCTTGTTCGACTTAATGGCTTACCTATAGGCTCGCGCGGCGTATATCACTACTGGGGTTATTTAGTTGATGTTTGTTTTATTCAACTGTATATATACTACACCATAACTTAGTATTTGTCAAGTACCTTCATAGAACAAAATGGCCAAACCTGTACACGGTCTGGTCATTTTGTACACTCTACTCAGTTCATGGTCCTAGGCTGAACTAAGCTTCGTGCAATATCTACTATATACGGCTTTTTAATAAAGGCAATAAGGTATTAGATGCTATGTGTAGCTAGTGCTACCTGATATGTACAGTAACAAATAAAGGCTAAGGCCATAAAACCTGTAAAGATGGTGAGGAGTACAAGTTTATAGTGGGAGTGTTTAGTCATCTAGGTGCTCCTGTGGAGTCTTGGTGAGGCTGCGCTAGTATTTCTTTTAGCTTCTTGTCTATAGCTTCTTGTGTCATGATTGCTCCTAACCTGCGTTAAATGACCCTAATATTACGGTCGTTTCTGTATATTTATCTGTAGTGCCGATCAGTTCAGCTGTCTTCTCGCCCTCATTTGGCCACGAGCTATACTTAACATCGTTATGTTCATCTTCTAGGTATTCTAGTGCTTCAGCGTCCGTGTTAGCGGCTACTACAAACTTATCGTACTCATCATAGCCACATTCACTCCTATTTATTAAATATATGTTCATGACTTTACATCTCCTTTCGACTTGTTAAGTTCATTAACGTTTACCTTACATTGAGTTACTTATGTTGCTGGCGTTTAGAGGCGATAACGGTTTTCACTCGCTCATTCGGTATGTCTCCAAAGCTTTCGACATCAAGCCCTAAGTCTTTTTCTAGCTCATCCAACAACTTCTCGCGCTCTCCCTGACATTCTGAGGAGATGAGTTGATCTATAGCTTGTTCGGCTTCGGAGTATTCTTTTTTACCATCTTGAGTTATGCCACCAGCACACTTAAAAGCCATTCTTGATAGTATCTCATCGAGCTTGCTTTGATAGTCTTTACTGGGCATCGGGGTTATCCTCGATCATCATATCCTGTGATTGCTTTTCTACCTCTGACTCAAGAAGAGTTATTAGTTCCTTCAGGTCCCAAACATTTAGATTTTTCTTCAATATATAGAGTGCCTTTTCTGCTGGGGTTTCTTTGTCTTGCATTACTCATCCTCCTTAGTAGGGCTGTCAGCTTCAAGCTCTTTGATACGATCTGTGAACTCATGCATTGTCACTATAGAGTTCGCAAATGTAAGCTCTTCTAACCGTATTACCTTATCTCTAGCGAGGTCACGCTGCTTGATGACTCGTTTCAGTTCTATCGTGTTTTTCATGGCTCTCAAATCATTCTTCAATGGGTCTTCATCTGGGTGGTGGATACCATGCAAGTACGTGTCAATCATCTCGGTCAGCTCTTCATCTTCACTAGTCTTATTCATCACTGCCTTCTTTCTCTATAGTTGTTAGATGCTGAGCACCAAGACCGAACAGACCATCATTAGCAAGCATGGTTTTAATAGCAGCTTCAGCAGCAGCTCTATCTTTATGGTCATACCGATTCGAATAATACATAGTATTGAAGATCGCATATATGTGCGCCTCAATCATTTGCTTAAGTATTTCTGTTGCCTGTTGAGGGTATAGC